CAATCAACATTCATTGTATAGTCGTCATTATATGATCCTTGATTATTAGACATTCTTACCGTCGGTGTCGATGGTGCTCTTGATGACTGTGCGAGATTATTATTTAAGATAGACCCACTCGCATTCCTATTCATAGGGTTAACAGGAACATCAGCGACAGGCATACCAATACATTGCGTCCAACTGTCCTTACGCCCACCATATGCGTCAGCGATATTGATATCCAAGTCACTTGTCGCCTTTGTAAAAACATCCGATAAGTATCTACGAACTGCCTCAATTCCTGTTAATCCACTGTAACCCGCAGAAGCACCTTGTAGTGCAGCCAAGCCATTTGGATTTGCTGGATTTAGACTGCCAGCAGGTTGACAGAATTGGTAGGTTTTTCCAGTTTTGCTTATATAGCCAGTCGATGTATTATATGAACGCCCACTGCTGCCACCTTCAGAATTATTAGAATACAAATATGCCATACATGCCTTATCGGGCGTCCCACCTTTTATGAAGTTATCACACGGCGTGCTAATATCAATTCCACGACATCCCATGCTTGTATTAGGATCTAGAGAAGCATTAGGGGCATTAATTAGTGCTGCTATAGAAGCCATCCACGAGCCAATATCAGTTTTTGAATCAATGATAGGATTCTTATACCACGATCCATTTGTGGAGCATCCCGCATATAATAGCGATTGTTTTAGACAATCTTGGCTGTAATTCCCTGGACTCTGTCCCTTAGGGTTCAAACATGCATCGTTAATAAGAAGTTCAGCACTTCCTTGCATAGATACAAGGGGTGATGTTGGGCAATCATATACTGCAAGTTCATCAGGTGTGACAAATGTCAGAGGTATGAAACCATTTGGGGAGAGCGTTTTCTTGTTCGCCTGAGGCATAATCTTAACAGAATACCCACCCACATCTGAAAAATATTTGGAAGAACCCTTCCTTATAGAGGCTCCAGCTGTGCTATCGACTTCTAGGAATTTATCAATTGGTAACTTATACATCTTATTGGCCGGTGTTAAAGAGGTTATGAATCCGTATAAATATGGATCTTCTGTAATTTCCTCTTCAGTTTCTAGTTGTGATACGGCGATTGTGAGAGTTGTTCCTTCAGCCACTTTTCCAAAGGGAACCTTTTTCGTCTTATCCATCGACAAGAGAACAGGTTTCGTCTTATCTTGTCCTAGCAGAACTTTTCCTCCTAGAGTAACAATGACCGTTCCTGAGCCCCAGAGCCATAGGGTGATTGACTCTGTTCCACCATTCGGATCTATCCAAGAGAATTCCTTATTTGATACACACTGCCCGCAGCTATTTCCAAAGGTATGTGATGCTCTGCACGCTATGCGATTCTTAAAGGCGGTATAATCTTTCTGTGTGATTGCGAGAACAGGCTCAGCATTATCGGAACGCGTAGCACCGTCGCATGTGCCACCATTTACAGAGGGAATTGCACGGGGAAAAAGATAGCCATTCTTTTGCTTCTCTTTTATGAAATTGTCCTTATCTGCTTTATACACAAGGACACCTGTTGGCGTTTTGAATGTCTCACCAGTCTTGAGGGTTCCAGATGTTAGGCACATGCCACAACTTTCGGCAAACGCCGGGTCGTTAAATGGCGAATCTCCAGTGCCCTTTTCCTTACACATCTTGATCATTCCCAAATAGCTGTTCTCATTATCGACACGGGGAGAGATTTGATCAGGGGGGGCAATCTGTGTAAAAGTTCCAGTATTGTTTGGAACAAGTTTTTGAATATTAAGGGCCATTTGATTAGTATTCGTTAGCTGTCTTCCAGCACCCTCTGAAATCCCAATCGCGACTGCGGGATTGGTGAGAGGATTCTGCTGTGCAGCCAAGGGATTTGATCGATTAGTGATCTTTTCCGTAAGCGTTTCATACCCTTCCAGGGTATCACTAGGCTTCGCCGTCGCATCACCTTCCAGGCTGTAAGCCATCGGCAAAAAGTAATACAGTGCCACTATTAGTGACACTGCTATTATTGAAATTATAAGAGGAAGAGTCCTCATTCTAAGCTTATCTCACAAAGTTTATAGGATCACCAACAACACGAGCCTCCTCACAGATTATCAGGACGCAAAATTCCCGTCGAATCGAGTTCGCGTGTAATTACTCTCATGGCCACCTGGACCTGGTGATTCAAATTGATGAGACGCCCAGTAGTCAAGACGTTATTTGTTAAGAAATATGATAAATATGCCGTATTTGCATAATCATCCGTTATTCCACCCAGTGCTGAAGGTGTAAAGACACCCGTGGTCGGGTCAGCGAATTTTCCACGAACCAAGATCGCATTCGCATAACCTTGGGCATTGTATGAATTCGTCCCGCCAGAAGAAAAGACATAGTTCGCCAAGGCAGTCCCCGTGATAACACCCGTATCTACTACGAGGAGACCCGCATCCTGTTGTAAATAGGCCAAGAAATCTGTCTGCTGAGCAGCACCCGCCCCTGTCATGGCTGTAGCCCACTGGAGATTCTTGATAACAATCTTATCACCCTTTGACACATTCCAGTGGTTGAAATACTTCGAGGTCTTCAGCCAGTAATAAGCGGATCCACTCAAGTCTACACCAGCATCCTTGAAATAATAGGTGTTCGTAAAAGCGGCTGGTGGGCCAGTTGCCGTAAATATCCCAGTCGTCATGGCGAATGAAGGAAATATCTGTGCGATATCGAGTGTATCCGCCGCCGTGCTCAAAAGAGTTCCATCGGGTCTCTCAAAGCGGAAACTGAGCTTCTGGATAGTGGCTAGCGGCGTCGGCGTATAGGTCTTCTGGCACTTCATGAATTTCGGAATCATGGCCAAGTAGCCACGCTGTGTCGCGATGCTCGTATCAGAAATCCAGTTGCCGTCATATTGGAGAACACCAAAAGCCGAATTGAGCCCCTGGTTCGTGCCATAGTTGTTCGTATCGAGCTCTGGGATCCGCACCTGGATATATGGAAACGACAAAATATTCACATTCACACTAGAATCATAGGTAGTCGACGATGAACCCTTTGACACAATCACGTCGAGACCCTCTCCAGGCATAATGGCCTTGATAAACTCTACGCGAACAATGTTGCGGAATTTCACGGTTGACGTGGGGCTGAGGCGTAGGCCTGTTGGAAGATTTGAAGGGTCGAAATTGACCGTGAAATTATAACGGGTTTCTGTGCTGCTAGCAGGAGAAATCCAATCACGATCACCACTGTATACAAAGAGGTTCAGCTCAGTTTCCTTGTAGGCCATCGTATCTGGCTCGTGAGTGATTAGCATCTGCTGGCTTGTTGTGCGGCTATCGCGAACAAGGGTTGGATTTCCTGCGGCCTCGTTGGCACGACGGTCGATGTTTGTCTTATCTCCGAGAATCAAGGCACGCATATCCGGAGGAGGGGCATTTGTAAAGACATTAGAAGCATTGGCTCGTGACTCGAGACGACGACGTTCGGCCTCGGCAAAGGCCGCTTCGGCCTCTTCGGTAGCACGGCGATTCGACTTAGAATAGACATCGAGCGTGTTGGCGAAGGCGGCCTGCCCTTGTCCCTGTCCTTGCCCTTGTCCCTGGAGTTTAGAATATGTCTGAGTTATCTGAATCTGAGAATTTTGTGTAATGGCCAACTGCTGCTGAACGGTGCGAGCAGCCTCTGCCTCTCTTTCACTCTTCATCCGCTCAAAGACATCCATGGAAACTGATGGCTCATCTTGGAGTGAAAGGCGGAAATCTTGGACTGGCGGCTTGCTGCGATTTTCCTGGCGAGAATTCTGTAGCTTCGTGAAGGCGGTTCCGATATCCTGAATGCGACGATCTTCTGGCACTGTCTCCGCATCCTCCGAAAGGCTAGGCCCAGGACCCACTTCGATATCTGATACAACCGAGCGATCATCACGTTGCTTGCGGTCTAAGTAAAGTATAAAATCAGGAAGAACAACACGTAGAACCTCCTTATTTAGTTCATTTGCTGGCTGACCTTTCTGAACACGGTGAATTTCGCCCATGTAGTGCTTGACCGTTTTAATAAGACGTGATGCCTGTCTCTCACTCAAATCATTGCCTGTTCTACGACAGATATCATTGTATAAAACACGCTGAAGCATAGCCTCATTTCTTTCACTAAAAAATACATCTGTTGAGGACATTCTTCCGATCTAACGTTACTCAGAAAAGTCGTGTGGTTATCAACACGCGACTTTTCTTTCCATGAAATGCTCAAGATGAAAACATCACCTTTCTCATTTCTAACATCAGGTTGTCGGAAGGAGTTCTACGACAAAAATGCTGGAAGCTCTCTCCTTCAAGCATACTTACAATAAAGTATATACAGAACATGCCACATTCAGATTCTTTTCTTTGGAATCTCTTCGCATTCATAAAAAGTTTCAATTCAGGCTCTTGTATCGTGAGCCACTGCATGAACTTGTATACTTGTGGAGGTGGTCGCATTCCATATGAATCAAAGTAGTAGTATTCCTTTTTGGGAATATCTATGAAACTCGCGACCCAGTGTGAGCCAGATTTGTAATGGGGATCTAGGTTGAAAACAATACCGATATAGTCCTTCCCCTCCAGGGCACCTCCATCAAAGTCAATTTCGCAGATTTCTTTGATCAAACACTGCTTTTTATTAACATAGGGATCTGCCGCAGAAAAGTCAATCGGGACTGCTCCAAAATACTTAAATTTAGAATTCGATTCCTCATACTGCTTCATAACGTCATTGATGTTATTTGTATCTAACCACGCATCTGGATCTCCCTTCCACTCATCTGGCATTATTGGCCGCAAGAATTTCTTGATTGTTTCATTCTTCTCTTCGACTGAGATGGGAAGTGCTTTGATGAGACTGTTTTGATTTTCCGGATCAACATGAAGCTTATTGGCGACCTTAGTGAGTAATTCACCCCCACCATGATGAATCCCTTTTACACCAATCTTCCTAGCGGCCTTTTCTAATACGCTAACCGGCAGACACCCATTCTCTGACACCTTTTTTATACGAGGGTGGCATTGTTTCGGAATGGTCTTTCTCGTGTTCTTAGTGTTCTTAGTGTTCTTAGTGTTCTTTTGTTTAACTTTTACACTTTCTGTTCTTATATCCTTATCTGTTTTAGGACCAAATAAGAAGTCCATTCTAAATAAGAAATAGATAATCAGAATGGCTACGACTACGAATACTGTAAAAAGAACACTAAATCCTGCTAGCCCTCAATACATACCTGTGGCACTTAATTTTGGATTCCTTTTACTCGCCTTTTTTAATTACGCATACAACTACACGCCGATGAAATCTAGTGCAAGCATTATATCCCAGGCTTGAAAAAACCCATAAAAATCCATAGGGAAGATAGATGTCTTCTAATAGTGCTACACCAGTCAATTCTAACTCGGCCCCAAAAGACTCATCCAACATGGCAAGATCAAAAACATTCTCAATTATTGCTTGGGTTGCTGGTTTCATAACTGTTACAGTCTGCCTAGCAGTTCAGATGTTTACGGTAAGCCACGGAACCTCTGGCCAGCTTTCAATTGATTCAGGAATGAAGGTAGGACTCTGGCCAGCTTTACTCGCAGCATCTCTTATTGCTGTAGGTGTAGCATTATGGATACTATTCGAGAATGACGAGAGATACAAATACTTATACTTGTTCGCATTTGCCTTTTCATCATATGTTGTTGCCATTTTCTCACTATTCTTATCAACACGCCAGGTCACTGTTGCGAATAACTAGGGCTGATATTTCAAAACGTTAGACCAGTTAGAGATGAGTGAATCACTCGGCTATGTTGTATATAGACTTGGCATGCTAGGAATAATTGGAGAAGGCATTTATTCCATGGTATTAATAAACAATAAAACTAAATTAAATTCGACGAATTGGGGACTTAATATATTCACACCGACCGTTATATTCTTATTTTTGATTGGGCTTGGTAGCTTTTTAATAATGAGAGAATCGCCAAAGGATTACACCGAAATCTTAAGATGGCTAATCCCTTTTATGGTGGCTGGAAGTATATTCATTTCTTATCTTGTAATGTTATTTTCATCCTTGGTTGTGAATTGGCAAAGTGATTGAGTCTAGCTATGCTCTAGGCCCGCTACGCTTGGACGATAACCCCAAGGACCTTATGCTGAAGACGACACTTTCCACTCCACTCCGACGACTCGTTACGATTCAAGAATGATATTCCGTGAATCTTAACCGCCACCCGAACTCTCGTCCCCATAGCCAAATCCTCTGGCTTGAACTCTCCCCAGCCACCCTTGTAGTTATCATCATTATCTGCTATATTCTTATAAATAGGGACATTCTTAAAAAGTATTTTACCCGGATTCGCCAAGCTCATGTCCGTGTAAGGACAGTGTAAAATAAGTTTATTATCTTGAATAATCGGCTGAAATCCCTGACGCACATCCTCAACCGCCAGATCTGTCTTGAACCAAGCCATCTGGTGATACATAATAGCATTAATAAGCGTATCTTGGAGAGTATTTAGCTTTATACTGGCGAGGCTCGTCTCAGACATATCGAGAACAAGCTTCCCCGTTGCTGGCACGTATTCCACGACACAGAGCGGTGGGAATAGAACAGACAAAAAGGGTAGACGAAATTGTGTTCCGAAGTATGACAAGGGTGCCATGGGCTTTTGTGCTAGCCCTCTCGAAGACCAAGGGCTTCCAATATTTATATTTCCAATTTCTACTTTCTGTATGGGCAACTGCCACTCCATTTCCTATAATCCCCTATTACACAGTTTTTAGGTCTCACTAGACCTTCACACACTAGACCTTCACACACTAGACCTTAGCTATAAGTAGATGGCGGAAGCAAGGCAACGCCCTAATAGCAATAATAACTCCAATTCAAATGATAATCCCTCTAAAAGAGGTAAAGCGATAGACTTACATGGCCTCAGTTGTCAGGAAATTAATGATAGTCTAAAAGGCCTAAGTCCCCCAGAAATAAAAAAAATCGTAAATAAATTTCCTGACCGCACAACTACTGAATATTCATATAAAACAGCTCTTCAAGTTGCTGTTTTAGACAATAACACAGGAGTTGTTAAATGTTTACTTGAATTAGGTGCCGATCCTGATAAGAGATTTGATGTAAGAACATATACTCCTATTCATTTGGCTGTTTTGAATAATAATATAGACATCGTAAATCTTTTACTACCAGAAGCAGATATAGAGCTAGGTATTCTACACTATGAACGTGTATTTAGTCCAATATATACAGCTTCTGAAAAGGGGTTTATTGAGATTATACGTAAATTCGCAGAATATAAAAGAGTAGATAATGTTAATGAGCCGCTGCAAGATAAGCCGTATATGACACCGTTGACCATCGCAGTATTAGAAGGACATAAAGAAACAGTAAAACTTTTGAAACGTATTGGGGCCAAGTTTGAGCCAAAGCAACCATATACAAAAGATGAGATTCAAGAGTTTTTAATATCTGCTGCACATACAAGAAACGTAGGAAAGGTGAAGATTATACTAGATGATTTTGAGTATATTAAGGAAGAGCTTCAATTAGATTTTGATATTAATGTGAATTATTATTTAACTAAAGATTATAGTGTTTTGTATAATGCGTTTGATATTCCAGATAATCTAGAAGTAATAGAATATCTCTTAAGCAAGGGGGCTGTCTTAGATCCTAAGCCATATAAAGGGAAAAATGAAGAAAAAGCAATGACTGAATTTCAGCGTTTAATGAAAGATGGGATTTTTGAAGAATATACAAGATTCTTAGTTCCAATTGAAACTCCATTAAGGCCTAGTTTGAATAACAATACACCTCGTGGGGGTGCCGCAAGAAAAAATACGAGAAAACAAAGGCACACAAGAAAACAAAGACACGCCAGAAGAGGCTAAAGCATGCTCAAATTACACAGTAATGAGCCTCGGCCTCTCTATATGCTGGAGGGGTCCTCCTGGTTCTGGAAAACGCTTCGCCCTACAATCACAGCTGGCACAATGGTCCCGTTCTATCGGCCAGCACTACGTTCTTAAGAAACAGCTCTGGGACGCACCTCTTCATAACGGCGACACCGAAGAGGCCGATGAGGAATCATCAGAAAAGGCTCTTCTACCAATGGAAGTCAGTGTCATACACTGGGGCTTCGATGTTGCCCGTATGTCATTACAGGATAAGCAATATATCAAGTCCATTTTATCACGTTGGGGTCGCGGAAGCCAAGTCTTAGCCGCCTCCAATCATTCTCAACGCTGCCTAGTTTTCTATCACGCACATCTCCTGAGCAGTGAGTCAATCCTCTTTCTCCAGGCCTTTCTAGAAGATTGTTACAAGGATACAGTCCTGTGGCTCACGAGCGAATATCCTCTACCACCTCGTCTTTCCGACTGGTGCGTCGAGATTCCCACACATTCAAATGGCACCGATCTCTCACTCGAGCGGCTAAAACGAAATGCGACGACCCAGGCTCTTCCTGGAACCCTAGTCACTCTAGAAGACGAGATTGTCGCCGTTTACAATCATTGGCTCACAACTCCTGCTACCTTGTCCGATGTAAAAAGGATTCGCACTCTTGTCTATGGATTTCTTCACAGAAATATACGCTGGACTGATGGATTCCATCAGCTCATGTTCGCACTTGAATTAATCCCTTTAACACAAGTCCAACGAGAAGCTCTAGCGAAGATCTGTATCTCCCAGCCCTTTACAGGTCCTGGGCAGACAGTCCCCTCATACAGAATTCCGATACTCTGGGAGAATTACATCTTGCTCATACGAAATATTCTATCTCCTGCAACGCATGTTAAGGCTAAGATTAAGGCCAACAAAGTAAAAAAGATACCCACATAGCAAAGGGGATGCTAGAAACTCTGGTGAGTCGCATAGATCGCACACACTATGAGTGGGTGCGAGATGAGCCGACCGAGGATGATCTAACACATATTTTAAAAGAAACAAGCCCATCGCCCTTTGACCCCCTTAAGTTAAGAGCAGAAGTCTACGATGACTTGAAAGCTGGAAAAGCACGCCTAGTAACAAAACGTGGGCCTACAGCAAAAATCTTAGCAATCGTCTATCCTGAGACCAAAATTCCTTGGGCAACCTTTGGGAAAATCTTTCAGGCCTTTGGTGAGCCCCTTTCAAGGGCAACCTCTGGTGAGCCCCTTTCAAGGGCAACCTCTGGTGAGCCAGCCAAGGGCCAAAAGCAATGGCGTCTCGTCTGGTTCGCCAACAAGAAACAAAGGACTTTTCCTGAACGAGCTCCTACACAAGCTAATCTGGCCTCAAGCCACACGCTCCGTGTAGAACCTCTTCATATAAACGGCGGTTATGCCTATTCTTGTCAGCCAGAAACGATCGTCATTTACAGAGAGGAAGAGGCCGCCAGAGTGCTCGTCCATGAACTCCTCCACGCATCATGCACCGATAATATGAACCAACCAGAGGAGATTCGTGAAGTGTTGACGGAATCTTGGGCCGAGCTATTCCTCATTGCTATTCTATCTTCGACGCCGGCAAAAGCAAAAAAACTTTGGGCATCACAATCACAATGGATTGTTGATCAAGAGACTGTGTTAAAGGGATATGGCGTAACTTCTCCCGCAGATTATGCGTGGAGATATACTGTGGGTCGTCGCGGAGTTCTCGAAGGGCTTGGACTCCGCTTTCCTCGACCAAGCCAGGATCCCGCTTTCATGTTGGGAGGATCGCTGAGATTCACTTCATCGGCCTTGAGTTAATCATCAATATCTTCAACATAGATGCATTTACTCTTTTTAATAAGATAATCAAGACGTGCCTTACGCATCTCCATCATCTTATATGTATAAGCGTCGTGTTCCATATATTGGTCTAGACTAATGTTCATCGTGGGGCAGTTTTCCAAAACATACTCATAGTATTTCTTATATGACTCATTCATCTTGATAAGGGCCTGTTTCTTTTTTTCGTTGTTACATTGCGAATTCTTACAACACAGAACCATATTTAATGGATGATTAATCTCTAAGAGACGATTGTTACGAAAGCGTGGTCTCTTGTCGATAATTGCCGATACAAAGTGATCACCACGGTAGTCAGCCTTCACTCCACAAATAATACATGTTCCAAATAAAGCTGGATTGCCATTATAAAGAATTTCCTCCTGCTTTTTAATGGCCTGACTTCTTTGTTCAGAGGTATAATCGCTTACCGCCCGAACAAGTGTCTTAGCATCATGATGCCTAAGAGTTGCTACAAGTGACATCATTTTGGGGACATTTTCTAGCCGGCAAAAATATTTTCAATTTTTAGCTTATTCTTTAAATTAGATTATTTTAAGAAACTCATGGCGAGCAAGAATATCCTTATTCAAGTTGAATTTGAACTGAATATCATTGGCCGACGGTTTTCCGCCGTCGCCACCCTTCCGCTGAATGGACACTTCTGGACAGATAAATACAGAAGTGCCTTTCGAGGATTCCTCAGGAACCTCATACGTTGCCGAGCCACACGCATCGAGGAAGTCGCTGATATTCTCAATCCATAATCCCTCTATTACACCATCCTTGCTATATGATAAGACCATGTATTCAGGTGCAAAGACAGCTTCCTTTCCCAGAACAACATCGCGTAGGAGCGCCTTAGAATCTTCAGCAGTTGGCATGATAAAGGGTGAATAGAATTCCTTATTACACACTCCCTTCATGCGTCCCTTTGACTTTGAACGGCCGAGACAGATGTGCGAAAGGATGCCGATCCACTGAGGAGGACACTTTGATAAAGGGCGACGATTCAGCTGATGAGCACGTCCCTCATGAATAGTGGGTGTATTATAATTCTTTAGTTGTATATTCGTAGCACTACCATCTCGAAAGGTAATGCGATTATCTGTCTTCTTAGATCCAGGGATAACATCAATCGTCCAAATTTCTTTATCGAAGTAGGTTTCTAAGGCCTGCTTCACAGTGGGCTGGACGGCAAATGCTCTCTCAGCTTGAAAACCGGCCTTAGCAATCTCAGACATATGTCTTATATTTGGGGCGAAAAGACCATCAACTTTTTCTGCGTAAGCAATGAATCTATAAAAAGACCTCATTTACTTAGATGCACATTTTTTTAACAGGTGCAACAGGCTTCGTCGGCAAACATCTCTTATATTATATTCTGAAGGAAACTGATTTCACAGTTACGATTCCGGTTCGTGAGAAGAAACTCACAAGCAAAGAGCGATTTCAAAAGGAATTCGTTGAAGCCCCTTTATTCAAAGGTCTAGATTTATCACGTGTCACATGTATCGATAGAGATATTAGTAATATAAGAGTTGAAGATCTTTCAAATACATCTTGTTTTATACATTGTGCAGCTGTGGTAAAATTCAATCAGCCTCTTGAAGAACTTATGAAGCATAATTACGAATCAGTAAAAGGTCTTTATGAAGTTGTGAAGGCAAATAAGACACACAAAAATCCTACTAAATTCATCTACATATCCACCTGTTACACACATCCCAAGGGGTCAAAGGGCGAAGCCATTCAAATTCCACCCAACTTGCCAAGAGAGTCTTTTATCTGCGATTACGCCTATACAAAGTATTTAGCAGAACAGTGGCTGTATACACAAGGTTCCGCAAATATTGTCCGTTTATCTTGCGTTGGTGCTCCCTTGGACAATCTACCACCCATGCGTGGTCCAGCACATCTAGGAATCTTGGAAGTTGGTTATCGCAAGGCAATGGCCGATGTCTGGTTTCCTGATAACTTTCAATTCAGTGTTGTGCCAGTCGACATAGTCTGTAAAAATCTTATAACCCTTATAACAACAGAAAACAATGGAATACAAATAAAACAATTTGCTGCTCCAGCTGATAGCAATACCTATAACATATCTGCCTTAGAACTTGCGAAACCCATCTTAAAAGAGAATAACATAACGTATTGGAATAATATGGAATTTAAGACATTTACGCTCATAATGACAGCCTTATACTTCTGGATTCCAGCGACTCTCCAAAAGATATTGGATACGAATTACATAATTTCCACAGTCTCTTCAAATATTACATTTGAATCTTCGATAGATCTTCCTCTTGTGTCAAAGGAGGAATATTTGACTCGGACTCGTGAGTATGTTCGACAACTTGTGGATGAGGCTCCAGCTCAGAATTCTTGGAAAGATTTTGTGTATCAGCTTTTTCTGTGGTTGAAGAAGTTCCTGGTGAAGCTCGTATCAGAATGTATGCTTTGACCAGTGTTCTCATTAAAAAATACCCGATCCCAAAGAGAATCCCCTTTTCCACAATCCCCGTGCCACTGATTCGGCTTTTGAAAAAGGCTACAAGCGGTGAGAAGTAAAAGAGGATCAATAATGGTATCATGGCGGCACTTCCCAGCATCTTTTCGAGTGAAGAATTCTCTGGAAAAATGAGTGCTTCGCCATAGACAATAATAGGCATGACAAAAATAGTCGGTATTAGCCAAAGTGTTAAAGGAGTAAATGACTTGAAACACAAAGCCGCAGTTGTTAATATAAAAGCCTTCCAGTAATCATCGTCAATCCCACCAGCAACATAAGAAAATCCTAGCGATATCAAAGTGCTTATTGCGAACGGAAAATCATTATAGGTTGATAATACAAGAAACATAATTGTTAGACACTTGAGTAATTCAAGATAAAGAGATTGAACTTCAATATCCTTATCAATGACTTCATCCACTAGCTTCAAGCTAAGTCCGAGAAGGAATGAATCCATTTATCTCGAATAATAAATTCAAACTGTGTTTTTTCCGGATGATTAATAATAATATCCTTTTTTAATGGATGCTATACCCTTTTGTGCTGGTGCCTTTATGAAGGTGGTGGATGAGATTGAAGATGTTGGTATATTAAATTTAGAAGAATATAAGGAATATTTTCAGACCCTTTGTATATTATTTATTACGCTTTGGATGTATAGCGATCCTTATATTTCAGCAAGTTGGATAAGTCTTATCATACCAGCCTCGTATTATATAAATCAGATTGATAGTAATTTCTGGAAAAGTTTAATACCTATTCCTTTTATTACATTATTATTAACGGCTAATATAGAAAAGCCTATATTAAGTGATATAGCACAAAAAATAGCATACATTGTTTTTGCTTGTTTTTTTATTCTTTTAGAGGAGAAACTTACACCAGAAGAATCTTCAATATACAAGATATTATTTAGAGTATTAATAATTCTTGGTTCTTTAGGTATAATATACTTAACAAGTGAGTTATCTTCAGCAGAATTTATTAAATCATGCTCTTTATTTATAATTGGTTATTGTGCCCTTAGTGTTATATCGAAAGTTTTTTTAGAAGATAAAAAGCCAAAAAGTGATTCTGATAGTATATTCTAAGAAGAGTCCAAACTTAATGGGAGTTAGAGGTCTTATGAGCTATTGTAAAGGAATAAAAATACATGCCGATACAAGCATACCACGTCGAATAGGAATAGATGCCTTTAGCCTCATATTCCTTTTCCGAGAACGTCGCGAAGATTTCCGAGCCTACCTCGCCGGCCTTTCCACCCACCAGCTCACCTTCGTCATGGACAAGCGAGCCCAAAAGGAAAAAAAGGAGACTGTGGATGAGCGGAAACAGGTGAGAACGGATGCAGCCGAGGAAGCCTCAGAAATAACCACTTTTACACAAACGGACGAATTTGAGGGACTAGACCCAATCCAAAGAAAGGTTTTAGAGAAGTATCTTGAGCTGAAGCGTAGGGATGCTTGGTGCTTATATCCAGAATATATCAAATGGCTGAAGGGGATGGTAACAGATCTTGGAATACCCATAGTAGTTGCAAAAGAGGAGGCAGATATGGTATTAGCTAAAGGTGGGTATGATATTGTTATAACATCTGATTCAGATCTCTTGGTCCATGGAGCAAGTATCTGGATTCCTACTTCTGGCTTACACCACGAGATTCGCCACGATGATTTCATGAATCATCTGGGATTATCGCAGGACCAACTGTATGAGATGGCTTTCTTGGCCGGCTGTGATGTTCAACCGAAAAAGTTTCTGCCGATCGATTCTGCTATCAGCCTTCTGCGTTTCTATGGGAGCTTGGAAGCTATTCAGAAGAAACGTAACCTTTTGACACAAGCTGATTTGGAACTCTGGTATACATTAAAAAAGATATGGACTGATTGCAGCTCATAGGATGAACTCTAATCAAAAATAGATGTTTTTTTGTGTTAGGTTGGTCGCCAGGTATTTCTACCGAATAGCTTTACCACATCTCAGCCATTTACCACAGGTTGCTACGCTTACGCCGTGGCCGTCGCCGCCGCCGCATCACGAGCGAGTGCCGCGTCGCTCTTGAGGTAGTGGACATTGAGATACTTCTGGAGGTTGAAGTATGTGAGCTTGTCCTCCGCCTTGAGGTTGAGGAGCTTGAGGAGAGCCGCATCACCCTTGATGTCGTGCTTGTCCTTGAGGTTCTTCTCCTTGACATACGTCGTGATGAACTTCGTGACGTTTGAGCGAGACTCCTTGGAGCCGACCGCACGGCCCATGAAGGCACAGAGGGCAGGTGAGATGCCCGTGGGGATCTGGAAGATCGAGACACGGGCAGGCTTGCCCTCCTCGCCCTCAACAGGGGCCTTGCGGCGGCGACGCTTGTCCGCAAGCTTCTGGACCTTCATCGCACGCTTCTCAAGACGCTTTGACTCAGAGATGAGCTCTGAGACCGTCTCGCGAACCGCGAGGAGGCGAGCCGTGATTGACTTCGCCTCCGTCTCGAGGCGGACCTCCTCGACCTCCGCAGGGGCCGCAACCGCCGCCGCAACTGGGGCAGCCGCAACTGGGGCCGCCGCCGCAGCCGCCTTCACCTTGGGTGCCTTGGGGGCCGCAACCGCAACCGCGGCCGCAGCCGCAGGGACGGCCTTCGCGGCCTTGGCCGCGGGGACAGGGGCCGCGACAGGGGCAGCGACCTCAGACTTGGCAGACTTCGTGACCTTCTTGGCAGCTGAGGCAGGGGCAGACATTATACTAGGGACGGAGGTAGAAACGGAGGACATTTTACGCAGGACTTATTCATTACACGAGCTACAAAATCACTTTTTGTCAAAATGGTGACACCGGACTTTTCATAGATCTATCCAAGTTCACCTGCGTTTGTTTTTATTTTGAAGCCATGATGGCACCGCGTCATAAATCCCTTTTACACAATCTTCTTACTTTCCTTATAAAAATACTTAGTCCCGGCGACAAATCTTATACGAGGGCAGATGGATATAGATGCAGCTCATGAACTCCAATCACAATGCCATAGCATAAAATCAAAGAAAAATCCTAGTCTAAGATGTGTATCAAAGGCTACTCATGGTGATTTCTGTGCAAGACACAGAAAATCGAAGATTCTATGGACAGGTCCTCCTAAAAAGACGTATATAATCACGAGGAAACAACGTGCTTCCATAGAAAAGATTTACAACTTCTGGATTCTACATGGGAGACGCAAGGTTCGAAAAGTCCATGGACCTGCCACCTTTACACCAGAAATCTCGCAAAACGACCGAGATATATTCAACCTTGAGCCTATTGCCAAAATTCCTGTTCTATATTCATTCAGCTATATGGATTCTAATAGACATATCTGGACATTTGATCTAAGATTTCTCATCCAGCTTATGCACTATGGTAATGAACTCAAGAATCCTTATAACCAAGAAATCCTTCCACCACCCACTCTCGAACGTCTACAGGTCCTTGCCCAAAATCTAATACGCCACAAGATCCCTGTTCTATATACTGAGACCAGCACCTTGACGCCTGAACAAGCCTGGAATCAGAAAGTGCTCGATGTCTTTATCAAATTGAATTCTCTAGGTTACGCGGCAAATCTGGTATGGTTCGAGGCCATGTCAACGCGTCAACATCATCTCTTTTACACAAGCCTATATAACCTCTGGACACACAACCTTGGTCTTACACATATGCAAAAGGAAGTGTTGATACCGGCCTATGATTCTGGACGAGCACCTCTATTTCGTTGGACACCTGAGGTCATAATTGGAAACAACCAAGAACTCAAGTGGTGGAGAAAGAATAATCTGAATCTGATGAATACATTTTTGACGAGGGGGAAGGATCGAACAATTCAGAGCACGGGGGCATTATACGTGCTCATGGCCCTTGTTTCTTCAAGTGGGGCAGCGTCTGAAGCCTTCCCTTGGTTAGCCTAGCTTTGCTAGGCGGCCACCTCCCGCAGGGAGGCTAGCGTAAGCGGTTGCCTCCAGGGAGGTTAGCTTAACTACGTTTAGCGGCCACCTCCCGCAGGGAGGCTAGCTTAAGCGGTTGCCTCCAGGGAGGCTAGCTTAAGCGGTTGCCTCCAGGGAGGCTAGCCTAACGCCGCCCATTCATTACAGGGCCACGAAGGCCTTGGAGCTTGTTTGGAAGATTATAGCCAGTTCTCAAAGCCGCCTGGCGTCCCTGATCAGCAATCAACTCATTATTATTGCGGTAAAGTTGTCCCATATCTTTACCACAACATTCCATATTTCCTGGAGCGTTCTTGATATCAGGAAGAGGCTCTACACACGGCAAGACTATGTTATAGGGTTCTGAGCTGGGTGCATCAGAGCAGACAGCACATGCCTGAGCACCAATAATTCTATTGGCAGTCGCATCACGAATGAGATATCCTCCTGTCTGAGTATTTCCCGCGACTGATTTATAACCTGAGGAACACACCTCTGTAGTCGGGACATTTGTTACACCGTTTATCTGAGAGATATTACCAATCGATCCTCCAATCTTAGACGCATTAGTAGCAACCGCATTAACACCTACGACCTTCGTCGCCCTCGCCTGAACCTTCATCGTCTGTAGAGAAGAATCTTGGCCATTCTGGAAGCCTATTGTTGTTGTTCTATTCTTTAGCTTTCTGCGAAGATAGTCGCTAGAGTTCATCTGATTAGTTCATATAGAAATTATTCATGAGTCACTTCAAAATAAAAAAATTATTGATATAATCATTAAGCTTCTTATATTTTTATATTAAGCACCGTGTTCCAAAAAAAAGTTGATTCCCCCCACCGCCCTAAACCAAAGTCCAACTCAGAAATGTCGTCGATCGTTCAGCCCTCTACGTTCTCCGTCTCTAAGGTTTCCATCAGCCAGCCCAAGGTCCTCGACTCTGGTGCCAAGCTCGCGTATGTCAACTATGGCGACTCTCGCTCGCTAGTCGTTCAGACGCCTTCTCTCCCAAGCCCCTTCGGCATCAATGTATTTGACAAGAATGGTCCTCCTAAGTATTCGCTCGACCTCGCCCTGCGTGGCTACAACGGTGCGAGCCCCAACCCGAAGGTCAAGGCCTTCTATGATGCGTTGAGCTCTCTCGATGAGCACATGATCGACCTCGGTGTCAAGAACAGCCGCCTGTGGTTCAAGTCTGACATGAAGCGTGAGATCGTCCAGGCCTTCTACACGCCGACGGTCAAGTTCGGTCGCGACAAGGAGGGCAACCAGACGCCCTACCCGCCGAATGTCAAGCTCCAGCTTCGCCGCACGCGGGATGGTGCTGGCTTTGAGACGGAGTTCTACGATGAGAAGTCCAAGACGAACCCGAACGCCAAGCCGCTCAAGGACGTCCCCGTTGAGGAGATGCTCGTCAAGAAGGTTGAGGTGACCGCCCTCATGCAGTGCACGGGTGTCTGGTTCGCTGGTGGCAAGTATGGCCTCAGCTGGAAGGCGGTTCAGGTTCGCCTGGACTCGGTGCCGGCTGGTCTTCGTGGCAACGCCTTCGTCAATGATGATGAGTTCTCTGAGCGTCCTGGCCAGCTGGCCGATGCTGATGAGGAGGAGGAGGATGCCTCAGCACCAGTCGCAGCTCCCGCTCAGACGTATGCTTCGACGGTTCGTGCCCCAGCACCGGCAGCGGCAGCCGCAGAGGAGGACGAGGACGAGGAGGTTGCTCCCGCACCGGTTCCTAAGCCGCGGGTAGTTAGTGTTAAGACTGTCCTTAAGGGTAAGCTGCCGAAGGCGTAAAAGGCCTAATGACCTAAAGCCATAAAACTATGATTGTATAGGCGGGAAAAGTTATTAATTCAGGACCCAGAGGTTGCCCCTAAAGGGGACTTACAGCCCTTCAGGCTTGGTTGGGCTTTACAGCCCGAATCCGATATGGTGTAACGGTTAGCATATAGGGCTTTCATCCCCAAGACCCGGGTTCAACTCCCGGTATCGGAAAAAAGAGTCGTCTCTCTTAAAAAAGACAACTGGCCTTATAGTCCAGTGGTTAGGACATGGGACTTTGAATCCCGGAACCCGAGTTCGATCCTCGGTAAGGCCTAGCACTTTTTAGAAAAAAGTGCCCAAAAAGCACTAGACTCTAAAAAGCCTAAGTGAGAATGTCCGAAATCGGCTGCTAAAGCAGCCGACTAGGTACATTCTCACTTCACAAGTGAGAATGTCCGAAATCGGCTGCTAAAGCAGCCGACTAGGTACATTCTCACTTCACAAGTG